ATTAGACTTCTCTGAATCACGAAAAGCCATATCAGAACCATAGATTCCTCTATAGTTTCTGTAAGACCTTAACCATCTTTTTTCATCATATAGACGTGCCTGTTCTGCTTCTTTTAATCTAGATTCAATTATATAACCTAGATTACTATAAGAATCATCTTTAGCATCATCTAATGATTTTACTTCATCAGTTTCAGATAAGCCACTACTGCCTATATTACTATGTGGCATTTATATTCCTTAGTAGTCTCTTTCGTCTGCCATTGAGAATACTTTTCCGTCTACCATGCTTTTCTTTTCTTTTGGGAAATCTTTATTAACTCCACCTTCAGCATAATCAGCAGGAAAAGCTGAAGCACCTTTTACAACATTAGTTTTGGAATCGCCTTGCTTTGAAGCTTCGTTTCCATACATGTTTTCAGGTAGTTCACCTTGTACATATTTTTTCATGATTGCCATTTTATTTTTCTCCTTTTAGTTGTTTTTGTATGTAAGGTAACAACCAAGGGTTATCTACACATACAGTAGTTAGTCCATTCGCAAGAGTATTGCAAATTTTTTCTTCTTCTTTATCATCTAATTCTATTCCCCATTGAAATACTATTGCATGAAATATTTCATGTATTAAAGTATTAGCATGAGATATATTATCTTCTGTTGATGATAAAGCTATCATTCCATCGGATGCAAGAAACTGTCCATTTATTTCATTACATTTAGATACAATGGAATCTAAACTTTTTATTTTATAATTTTTATATCCTATCTTAATATCTTTCATTTTAATTTAAATTCAAAACCTACAACTATTCCAACATTACCTTCTACTTCATATGCAGGTGCTATAAAAAAATTATCTTTTTTAATTCTTAACATTGGTGCAATATTACTTCCTGTATATCCAGTAACTAAACCATATTCTATTTCTAAATTATTATAGTTATATATTTTTCCTATATAAGAACTTGCGTTATATTCACTATTATAATATGCTCCTAGTATAGTATTATCTAGTGTACATCGTGCATGAGGATGTATAGAATTATATTCATTATCTAATCCAACATGCATTGAAACTGCTAGTAATAAACTAAGACAGCTCAATATCCAAAAACTTTATCTGCCGGTGCTGCACGTTTAGGTTCATTTGTTTTATCTATAAAATCTTGTTTAATAGGATGTATTGGTCTACTCATACAACCATATCTAAGTGCATCATAAGCATGGTCTTCTGCATGTGTATCTACATCTTCAGGATTATTTTTATCTGTAGGTAACATAGGTAATGTTCTAACTAAATTAGTACAGTTATCTAAAATAAATAAAGAAGGATATCCTGTTTCTTCATCAGGTCTTAATCTTTTATGTAATTCTAATTTACCTGCTACTCTACTTCTAGGACTTCTATCAGATGGTCTCCATCTACAACCTTCTAATATCATTGTCTCTGCAATACTTGGTCCTATGTCACCTCGTCTTGCCCAAGTAGAACTATCTAGTACACCATATCGAATATACTCACCTTGTTCTGCTTCTAAAACTTTTCTAGCAAATAAATCTGCTGTAATTTTTTTTGTATATAATTCTCTGTAAACAAATAAATTATTATCAAAGTCTACAGCTATCCATAAACAACAAGCAGGTGAACTATATCCCCAGTCACATGCTCTAAATCTCATCCAGTTTCTAGGAATATCAAAAGGTTTAATAACATGAATATCTTTACTAAACTCTGGAAAAGATGAATCTTCAAATGCTTCCCAATTACCTTCTAAGAATTGTTTTCTTTGTACTTCAGGTAACGAAGCTAACATAGCATAATAATCATCAGTCTGCATTAGATAAGGATTATCTTCTAGTTTAGCAGGAATAAATCTTCTAGATATTTTTTTAATACCTGTTGGTGTTTTAATATTTATATCAAACTTTGTATTAGGTACTGCAGGGTCAACAAACATATTCTTAACCCACATTGAACCTACGTTTCCCGGATTGCCTGTTGCTCTCATATAGACAGGAATATCTGGGTCTACACTTCTCAAAGAAGACCGAAGAAAATTATATATATCTTCGGTAGGATATTGCGGTAGTTCATCTATTCCAATCCAAGTATATGATTGTCCTTGGTAACGTAAAGCATCAGTTAAATTTTCCGCATATCCAAACTCTATTCTAGCACCTGAAGGGAACTTCCATTCTTTTTCTTGTTCTCTCCATTTAGCACCGGGATAAGCTTTTGAATATAACTGTTGTGAGTGATTAATTAAATCTCTCAACTCAGGCATTGTCCGTCTAATTAATAATGCTCTGTGTTTTTGTTTATGACAATAACGAAGTGGGTCAACCAACATAGCGTATGATTTACCGCCACCTCTTGCTCCACCATAAAATACTTCTCGTTCTGGTGCTGCTAAAAATTCTGTTTGAGGACCTTCATTAGGTTCAAAGATAATATCTCTATCTTTAATAGCTTCTCTAATATTAGGAGTTGTTTCTTCAATCTTATCTTTTTCAATAAGTTGTTCTTCACCCTTTAATACTTTATCTAATTTTTTTAACTTGCTTTTTGTAGACCAATAATTAGCTTGTGCTTTTTCTAGGTCTTGTTTTTTTTCACGTAATAAATCTTGAGCAGACTTACGTGCTTTTTTTTCTTTTATAGTTAAAGGAGTATTTAAATTTTTTACTCTTCTTCTACCAGATTTTTTTGGTTTTGGTTCTTCTACCAACCTTTATGTATGACCCTTTTTAGCACTTCTCTTAATCCCATACCTGTCAGCTTTCTACCTGTATGATGTGATAACCATTCTGCAGTTTCTCTGTATGAACAATCATTGTCTATAAACTTTTTTGCTTTTTTAATTAACTCCATATGTTCTTCATTTTGTATTAAAAAGTCAGGGTCTTCTTCTGATACTTCATAACCATAAGGAATTACTCTAGCATTTTTTCTTCTAGCTATTTTAATTTTTTCAGTCATTACTGAAACTTTTGTCTAATTCTTTGCTCCGCTAATTCTTTTTCTGTAAACATTTCTCCACTACCCATTTCTGTTGCACTAAGTGGTAATGTCAACATTGATAATATTGGAGTTAATTTTAATGTTGTAGCTATTGTTTTCAAAAAAGAAGGTGACTTAGTTACCATTACTGATGAACCACCTATACCTAATTTTTTTGGAGTATCTACTACAGTATATTCTTTTCCTAATGTTTGTTTAACAAATGTATTTAATTCTGTTTGACTAAAAGGTTTTTGAAAAGTATTAGTTCCACCTTTTTTCATAAGAAATCCATCTTTGTAAGGAACTCTTGTTTTACCTTCTGTAGAATCTCTAGCAGTAATAAAAGCTACGCCATCATCTGATAACATATTTCCAATATTATTAACAACATTTTTTCTTTCTTGTATATCATCTATAACATTTAATACCATATGATTAACTACAGCTTTTTGTGATTTAAGTCCTTCACCTTTTGCTAAGGTATTAACATTTATATAATCTGGATATCTACCTTTTGATTTTATAATTCTTTGTTCATCTACATAAGGTTCAAAAGATTTTGCATTTTTAGATAACTCTTTTGTACCTGTACCTAATCCAGAACTATAATCTAAAACTTTATCTTTTATATTTAACTTATTTAATATACCACCATACTTTTTATAAGTATTTTTAGTAGTAGATATTTGTGTTTTACTAGCGTCTATTTTAATTTCTTCAGTCATTGTTTTTTGGTGGTAATATAAATACTCCGTGTTGAACTTTAGCAGTAATATCTAATTTTTCTTTTTTGGATAAACCAACTCTATCTAATATTTGTTTGGCTGCTTCCATTCTAATATTAGCACCGGGTAAACTTCCGTCTTCATCTAAAGCATTAATCATACCCATACTTGCTCTAGGTGCAAAAGCAGCTAACTGTTCTTCTGCTCTTGTAATAATTTCATCTTTTAATGCTCTTAGTGGTTGTAAGTAATCTGCATAACCTGCTATGTCTCCGGCTGCTTTAGGATTACCTCTTGCTTCACCAAACAAAGCTGTTAGAAATGTTTCTTGCTTTTCTGTTAAAGCTAATTCTTTTTTATTTTCAGGAACTAACATTGCGGACCTTTTGTAAATGTCTTTCTGTTTTTTCTTTTAGCCATTCAGGAGATTTTCTAATACCTGCTTTTTCTTCTGCTTGTCTTTCTTTCATTCCCTGTCTAGCTGTGTTAATCATTTGGTCACGTTGTTTATGTTCACCACGTTCTATAAAGGCAAGTCTGGGTGCAGTTATCACCATCTCTACATTTTTATTTCGTAGTGGCTTTGTCCTATCTTCATACGATAGATACTCATCCCAGACTTTACCAGTCTTCTTATTTTTATAAGAATATGTTGGCACTATTTTATTTTAATCGCCCTTGGTTTTTTTTCTTCTGGTAGTTCTTGTTTCAATGTAATTGTAAGAATACCATTTTCCATTGTTGCATCTGTAGGTTCTGTGTATTCTGCTAGTGAAAAAGTTTTAGAAAACTTTTTAGTAGAAATACCTTTGTACAGATAATCTTCATTGTTTGATTCTATTTCACCATCAACAGTCATTTTGTTTTCTTTAACATTTATGTTAATATCTTTTTTAGAAAACCCTGCTAATGCAAAATCTATTTTCCACTCCCCATCATTTATTTTTTTAATGTTGTAGTGTGGATATCCTTTGACATCAGTATTACTTACAATATCTAATGTATCAAAGAATCTATCAAACCCTACTGTATAGGGCATGTATTTATCTAGTGTAAAAGTCATGTATACCTCCTTGCTTTAAGCTAGATATCAACGACCCCGAAGGCATCGTCAAACTTTTTAATCTTTTTTAAACTTTATTTGTGTTACTGTTTCTTCGCCTTTGTTGGCTTTAAAAACATTGCCAGATAGTTTAACCTCTGGCTCCTTTAACAACTCGTTGACTTTTTGGAGGAGACTTCTTCGAACCCCCTTTACCTGACCATAAAACTTTGTTTGCCCAGTACGCAGCACTTGTTGGACCTTTTGCGATATTTTTTCCATGCCTTGCTTTAAAAGACTTCCTAGCTTCTGGGGAATAGTTGTGACCCATAGAAGCATCACCGAACCGAATAAGCCTTGGTCTGCCGTTTTCGAGTATACCGACCTTACCTTTCTTACCACCTTCAGTGGTCCTGATTGCAGAATTAAATCTTTTAAGTCCATGTTTTTTAAGAAAGTTTTTTCTTTTTTCCGTTTCGCTTAGTGCCATTTTTTTTAGGTTTTAATTTTCCTACAGCAACCATGATTACTGTTTTTGATTTTGGTTTTTTTGTTTTACTTCCGTATGCCATTAGGCTTTACCTTTCATAGCTTTTTGAATAGCCATACCTCTGGTTTTTTCATAAGATGATAGTTTACCATCATTATTTAAGTCTGCCTTTTTCATATCAAAGTTCATAGTCCGATTGTTTCGGTTATCGGTCTTACCATTCATTTTCATTTTATTATTGTTCATGTTACTATCCAATATATTGCAGCTACAGCTACAATACCAATACCAATCTTACCTTTCTTATTAAGATTGTTCCATTTATTCCATACTTTATTAATCATTATGATACCCTCCTGTATGCTCTAGTCTTCTTTGCAATGCCCTTCGGTTGCTTCACAAACTGTTTGCCCTTTCTTGTTCCTTCTCTTTTTGCTTTTGTCGTGGCCGCATATTCTGCAGATGTCAGGCTCTTGATTGCTTTTTCTGGTAGATACCTCTCTCCCGTCTTGGAAGAAGGCTTTCCAGACTTTGTTCGCCACTTCTGTTTTGTCCATGATTTAAGACTTCTTTGAGATTTTGCTAGTGCCATGTTTTTTCTTTAATTGTATTTTTGCTCTTTTTGCGATTGCTGCCTGTTGTGGTTTACCCCCGAACTTACTTCGTTGTTCCATAACAGTAAGAATCTGAACTTTCCTAGCATACGGCTTATTAATCTTGCGAACTTTACGAACAGTATTCTTTGCATCCGCAGTTGTCGCATATTTAATTCTGACTGTATCTCTAGGATTCTCATCTGTATATAATCTTCTACCTGAACCTTTTGGTTTTTTTCCTGTTCCTACTCTAGGGTCTGCCATTATTTTCCTTGTCTATTATATTTTTTATAATCTCTACGTTTATGTTTATTCATTGATGACATTTTAACTTTACCATTTCCTATACTAGTTCTTTTAGGAATATGTATTATACCTTGTTTTTCTTTAGGTTGTTTTGCCATTTAATGTAAAATATTTTTTTTGATATGCATTTAGTTCTTGTATTGTATTTACTTCTGTATCATATTCACAAAGTTTTTTATATAATGTTTTATCACTTAACCAACTTCTACCATTCCAAAATTCAAAACCATCAAACCTAGATTTATATATATTTGATTTTTCATACCCATAAGCTAAATAATACTTTTTGCATTTATTTTTTATAGACCAGTCTATTTCATATAGTGTTGCATATGTACCCATACCTAGTTTTGGGTTTTCATAATCCCAAGCAAACTGTCCTGTCAATACATGATTACTATCAAATACTTTAATTTCTGTAAATGCTATCGGCCTATTTTTAAAATAGTAGATAAAATATTTCCAATCAATGTTGTCTTCTTTTTTAAAGAACTCGCTTTCTTCTTCAAAGTTCTCTTCATGAAACTTCTTATGCTTAATATATTTCTTATAAATACTGGAAATAGTAGTGAAAAGTGCATCATCTAATTTATTATATACCTCAACTGTAATATCTTTCTTTCTTAATATCTTTCTTTGTTTTTTACTAAATGTAAATTTTTTTAAAAGTAATCTTGTGTTCCTAGCATTAATCCAAGTTAGTTTATCTAGGTCTGTGTAATACCATGATAAAGGAATCCATCCTTGTTCAAAAGCTTGACAATATTCTTTTTCTTCATAGTTAGCTAAAGCTAGAGAATAGATTAAATCGTGGTTAGTTAGTTTGCCAGTAATATGGTCAAAGAATAATTTCACTAAGGGCGTTCAAACTGAGTCATATATGAATCATCAGTTACAATGTCTTCCTCTCTAGTATTCTCTACTGTATAAAAGTTTTGGTCTATCTTGTATCCCGGATTTTCTGTTAGTCTTTTTTCCATAAATGCATCATCATACCAAATAGTTCTATTGTTGGGATAGGCAAAAAAGTTACCATCATCCATTCTAAACATGTGAGCACATTTATGTTCTGGGTCTTCACTAAAGTTTGTATCTAACATGGCTGCTTTGTTTTCCCATGCCCAGTCTATTGTAAACATGTAGGTCCCTTTTCTTTTAACACCTTTATAATCTACAAGTTCTGCTCTCATATTAGCTAATCTATTTCTTCA